TGAAGCAGCAAGAAGTGCTTTAGAAAACGAAGGAATTAAGCTAGAAGGTTATAAGAAAAAGTTAAAAGAAGTTAATGAAGAACTAAAGAAGCAAGAGAAGTTGAAAAAGGATCTAAGTAAAGCACAAGCTATATCTGATATGGGAGACCAGTTCTCAAAAAAAGGAAGTGAGCAACTTAGGAGAGGTGCTGCAACAGGAGCAGCATTAGCTATTCCGGTTAAATTCTATATGGACGTAGAAGAGTCTCAAGCAGATTTAAGAAAAATTCTAGGTAAGGAAGCAGAGAAATACTATGATGATTTAGCTGAATTATCTAAAAATGGCCCTCTATCACAAATAGAAATTAATGAAATAGCAGGAAGTTTAGCACAATCAGGAATAGCTGGAGAAGATATCGTAGCTTACTCAGACATGGCTGGAAAAATGAAAGTGGCTTTTGATATATCTACAGATGAGGCAGGAACATTTTTGGCCAAAACAAAAGAGCAGTTAAATTTATCTAAAGATGAGCTTTTCTCATACATGGATACTCTTAATATGCTATCAAATAACTACTCTGTTACAGCAGCACAACTAGCAGATGTCTCGGCGAGAACAGGTGGATTTGCTAAGTCTATAAACTTATCTAAAGAATCTAACATGGCATTCGCTACATCTCTTATATCAGCTAACGTAAGTGCAGAGCAAACAAGCACTGTGTTAGGTAAATTGTATTCTGAACTATCGCAAGGAGCTGACACTAAGAACAAAGCTGATGCATTAAAATACTTAGGATTTGACCCTAAAACAATAAACAAAGAAATGGCTGAAAATGCTGAAGGTACTATCTTAAAAGTATTAGAAAAAATTAAAAACTCTAATGTCGCAGACAAGTCAGCATTGATTAGTGATATCTTTGGAAGTGATAAATCTGTAATCAACGGATTATCAGTGTTATCGGAAAATTTAGATGGAGTTAAGGAGAAATTAGATAAAGCGAAACAAGCTGTATCAGAAAATGAAAAGGTTAATGGAGAATATGAAGATAGAATAAATACATTATCTAACCAACTAAAGATGTTTAGGAACAATGCTTTTAATACTCTTGCAGACATTGGTAAGAGCATAGCTCCAGAACTTAAAGAAACTCTAAATACTTTAAAGGAGTTTGCTGGAAAAGTAGCTAATTTCATAAAAGAAAATCCTAAGCTAGTAGCATTTATAGTTAAGATGGTTGCTGGATTTGCTGCAATGAATTTAGGAATGGGGGTTGCTAACAAACTGTTATTAGGGCCATTTGCAAAAGGTGTAGGTTGGTTATATAAGTTTGGAGCTTTTAAGAGTAAAGGTGGAGTATTCTTTGCTTTAAAGAAAATGTTTCCACTAGCTAGTAAACTTTTTGGAACATTCGTAAAAATAGGGACTTTTATAGGTGGTAAATTCATAGGCATTATAAAAATGGTTGGTTTAGCATTAAAAGCTGCTTTTGTAGCTAATCCAGTCGGGCTTATAATTGCAGCTATTGTAGCGGTTATTGCTATTTTTGTCCTACTTTATAAGAAGTGTGAATGGTTCAGAAATGGAGTAAATAAAGCTTGGAAAGCTATAAAAGAAGGGTTTAAAGCTACTTGGACTTGGATAAAAAATAAATTTCACGCATTAATGGAGTTAGGAGCTAAAGTATGGGCTAAGATTAAAGAGTATAAGGCTCTATTTATACCATTTATAGGTATTTTTGTAGTATTATATCAAAAATGTGAATGGTTCAGAAATGGAGTAAATGCTGTATGGAAGGCTATAAAAAATGCTTTCACTAACACATGGCAATGGATAAAAGATAAATTCAATGCTTTACTTGAAATAGGATCTAATGCATGGAATGGACTAAAGAATAGTGCTACTGCTATCATAGATAAGATTAGAGAAGCTTTCAGTGGATTCTTTGATTGGATAAATAAAAAATGGGAAAGCCTTAAAAACTTTGGTTCTAAATTAAATCCTTTTAATTGGTTTAAAGGTGATGGAGAAGTAGCCCAAAACTACTCAGGTACTAACTACTTTGGTGGTGGACTTACAACTCTTGCTGAAAGAGGTGCTGAACTTGTAGAAATGAATAATAGCTCTTACCTGGTAAATTCTCCTACTATGGCTAATTTACCTCGTGGAGCTAGAATTCTTAACAATTCACAAACTAGAAGCTCTTTGTCTTCAAGAGTATCATCACTAAAAGATAGAATTAGAAGTATTTCAAATGACTCAAGAACTATGGTTGGTGGAGATACTATAACTATCAACATTAATGGTGGTTCTGGAAGTGCTGCAGATATTGCTAGAGAAGTTAAAAGAGCACTTGAAGAAATGCAAAGTAAGAAAAGAAGGACGGCGATAGTATGAAAAAAGTAAAAGTTTATAAGACAGTTAGTGGAGATACCTGGGACCTGATAAGTTATAAATTATATGGCTCAGAACAGTATTTCCATCAACTTATGAGAGCTAATCTTAATTTACTATCTATCGCTGTTTTCGATTCTAATATACCTATTATAGTACCTGAAATTACACCTATCGCAAGTGCAGTAGAAACATCTAAACTGCCACCATGGAAAAGATAAAGTGTAGCAATATTGATATAGATACTTTATTTAGGGATTAAATCTACAAAGAGCAGTATAAAAGCTGCTCTTTTTTTATTGTAAAAAGGAGGTTAGTGGAATTGGGATAGCAAGAAATATAAAGATATTAGTTTTCTATGAAGGTGTAGATATTACTGAAGAAATACAGCCTAGCATTTCATCAATGACTTACACAGATAACTCAAAAAATGCTGTAGATGACTTAGAGTTAGACCTAGAAAACTTAGATTATAGATGGCTCAACGAATGGTATCCTGATGAAAATTCAAGACTGCTAATTGGAATCCAACAAAATGAAAATGGGATATCTAAGTTCTTAGACCTTGGAATTTTCTATGTAGATGAACCTACTTTTAATATCCAAAGATTATCATTGAAATGCCTGGCATTACCATTAGACCAAACTATTAGAGAGCAGGTTAACAGTGTTGCATGGGAAAAAATAACTCTATCTGAACTATTATCTAAAATAGCAACTAAGCATGAGTTAAGCTATGAGTTACATTGTGATAATGCCTTCTTTGATAGGCTAGACCAGGATAGAGAAACAGATCTCGGTTTTTTAAACAGAGTTCTATCTGAAACAGCTCTAAGTTTGAAAGTTACTGATGATAAGCTAATAGTCTTTAATGATGATGCATTAATTGATAACGATAATATCGATATCTTTAACATTAAAGATTTTCGTATTAGAAGCTTTACACTAAAGAAGAAAAATCAAGGAGTTTACGACAAAGTCGAGGTTAGTTATTATGATGCAGATAAGAAGAAACACATTGTTGAGACAATTACGAAAGAAGAACTTGAGAAGAGAAATGAGGTAAAAAATGCTTGATGATGGAGGATATATAGCTTTTAAAGAGAAAGCAGATAAAACAAAAACTAAAAAAAGAGTTAAAAAAGCTAAGACAAAAAAGATTAAAACTAAAGGGAAATCGCAAGCTAAGAAAGTGGCCGAGAAAACTTTAAAGGACAGTTTAAAGCAAGAATACTCTATAAGCTTAACAGTTGATGGAGATGTTAAATACTGTGCTGGTTGCATTGTAGAACTAGATGATAGCTTTGGTAGATTTGCTGGAAGATATGTAATTGATAAAGTTACACACAATATCGATGGAGACTACACTTGTGATATAGAAGCTTTTAAAGTTGGTGCTAGACAAAATGCAGAAGAGAGAGCAAAAGCAATAGATAAAGCTAAAAAAGATAAGGCAGAGAAAGAAAAGGCTAAAACTGCAAATACAAGAAAAAAAGAAAGAGAAACAAAAAAGGTGGTGAGTAAGAATGCTAGATATCTTGAAGCAAGGAGAAGTAAGTGACATAGATATAGCTAATGGTAAAGCAAGAGTTATATTTCCAGACAGGGATAATAAAATCTCAGATTGGTTAAACATACTGGTTCCATTCTCAGAATCACATTCAGATAATTATCATCTCGAGATAGGACAAACTGTTATAGTCCTATCATTGCCTGATATGATGGAGCAAGGTTACATCTTAGGCTGTCCTATGAGACCTTCTGAAATTTCAGAAGGAGAAGTAAAAAGGACATTCTCAGATGGTGGATTCTATTCTTACAAAGATGGAGTTTTGACATTATCGCCTATCACAAAAGTGGTTATTACAGCAGATGTGGAAATAAAAAAGACTTTAACTGTAGATGGAGATACTACTTTTAAATCTAATACAGATACTAAAGGTACTGCCAAATTAGGAAATATTAATCTTAATGAGCATACTCACTCAGGAATACAGCCTGGAAATAGCAAGACAGGAGGTCCATCATGATAGGAAGTTTAGGGGACATAATTTTTTATGCTAGCGACTTGAATGTATTTTCTTTAAAGAAAGAATTATCAAGAAGTAGAAAGGCTAAAATAACTCAACATGAGCCTATTTATGGGATTGGTAAAGTAAGACAACAAGGTAGAGAACTTATGGAAGTTAGCTTGTCTATAGAATTGATAGCAGGACTTACAAAAGCTCCTAGTTTACATCTGCAGATGTTAAAAGATTTTATGGAGTTGGGAAGATATGCTCCATTGATACTAGGATATCACGTCATTGGAGAGTTTCCATTTTTGATAACTGGGATAGACGAAACATTATCGCATTTCAATGCTGCAACAGGAGAGTTCGATTATATCAATTTGGATATAACCCTATTGGAGTATGTAGATGACCCTTTACAGTATCAAAAAAAGATAGAGTACAGACAAACTGCTAAGACTATCATCGGAGTTGAGTATGAGGGCACTGTAAAAAATCTACAAAAGAAGGTGTTTAAACTATGATATTTTCTATAAATTCTAAAGATGAAATAAACTATAACCCACAAAATGAAATAGAAGATGTGGTAAGAAATGTACACATGATACTAAGAGTTACAAAGGAAGAACAGCCGTTACTGAGAGAATTTTCTTTAGATAGCGATATGATAGATAAAAATATTCCTGTTATTAAGAATAAGCTTATAGGCTTACTAATGACTAATTTAAAGAAGTATGAACCAAGAGCACTACTTAAAAATTTAGATTTAAAGTTAGAAAATAATGACTTAGAAATAATGCTAGAAATAGAGGTGATTGTATGATAGATGATACTTATGAAATATTAGATGCAAATGCCGAAGAACTGAGACAGCAAATGCAGGAAAAGTTCGAAGAGTTAAGTGGAAGAAAAATCTCTAAACACTCGCCCGAAGGCTTAATTTTTGCTAGTGTTGCATATCTCATAGCTATGAGAGAAGAGAACTATAACGATAATTTAAAGCAGAATTACTTAAAATATGCTAGAGATTACAGATTAGACCTGTTGGGAGATAGGTATGGAGATAGAGGGTTAAGACTAGAAGAGCAATATGCTAAAGCTACTTTTAGATTTTCTATCATATCTGCTAAACAAAAGAAAATAGTTATCCCAAAAGGAAGCTTAATCAGATATAATGACCTTTATTTTGAGACAAATGAAGAGTATTCTATTGCAGAAAATACCTTATTTGTAGATGGAATTGCTACGTGCAAAATACCAGGAACAATAGGGAATAATATCCCTGTAGGTCATATCAATACAATGGTTGACTTATATCCTTACTTTTCTAAAGTAGAAAATATCACTATTTCAAATGGAGGTACAGACTTGGAAGAAGATGAAGTATACAGAGAAAGATTAAGACTAGTACCTGACTCTTTTTCTGTTGCTGGGTCTGAGGGGGCTTATGTGTTCTGGACATTGTCCACTTCTCCTGAAATAGTTGATGTTACTGTTAAAAGCCCAAAGCCTTGTGAAGTTGATATTTATGTTCTTACAAAAGATGGAGTTCCTTCTGAAGAGTTGAGAAGTCAACTTTTAAAGGTTGTAAACTCCGATGAAATAAGACCTTTAACAGATAAAGTCACTATCAAAAGCCCAGATGTAATAGACTACAAAGTTGAGTTTGATTATTATATAAATAAAGCTGATGAGATTAATATTAACTCAATAAAAGCTAAGGTACAAACAGCTGTAAATGAGTATGTAGAATGGCAAAAAAATAAATTAGGAAGGGACATCATACCTGACGAGTTAATCAAAAGATTAAAACTCGCTGGAGTAAAAAGAACTGTCATCACTTCTCCAGCTTACAAAAAGCTAGAACCTCATCAGTTTGCTAAGTGTAATACAAATGTAGTAATCAATTATTTAGGAGTTGAAGACATATGATATTAATTGATGACTTGAAATTAACAGACATTGCTGCAGTATCTACTTTAGATGATGCTACGACTAAATGGATATATGAGTCTATAGACTATGTCTTGAGAGGTAGAAACTCTATCATAAACAGCGAATTAAAAAAGCTAGAAATGATAGATTTAATGAATGAACAAGAGATTAATATGCTCTTGTGGGAATACTCTATCTACACTAAAAATGCAACTCTTGAAGAAAAGAAAAAGATAGTTAAAAGGGCTATATTTTCTAAAATTAATGCGGGTACAACTAAGGTATTAAAGGATGTATGTGGTTTACTGTATAAAGGTTTTGATGTAAAAGAATGGACAGACTATAATGGTAAACCAGGTACTTTTAGAATCTATACGGATAATAAAATGACAGACCCTAGGCAATATAGAGAGTTGATGGAAAACATAGAAGCTAATAAGAATGTTAGAAGCCACTTAGATTATATAGAGTTAAAACAAGTAAACACATCTAAATACTACATATCTGGTTTTAAAGAAGTAACATTATTAGCAACTAAGGAAAATAAAAAGAAAGACTTTACTGTAAATAATGCTATTTATATCAAAGGATACAAGCAAATAATAGGAGGTATTAGCAAATGAAATTTAATGGGATAACTAAAAAAGGTAGAGAATACTTGGCTAAAATTCAAGCAGAGAACAAGCCGATTAACTTTGCTAAGATTAAAATAGGCGATGGTAGACTAGACAACTACGACAACCCAGCAGAGCTAGAACATTTAATTAATCAAAAAGTTGAGAAAGGAATTCTGACTTTAAACCAGGAACATGACACAGTTATTTTGACTACTAACATTGATAATGTGAGTCTTAGAACAGGGTATTATCCAAGAGAAATAGGGGTATTTGTCAACGATAATGGACAAGAAATTATGTACTATTATATGAATGACGGAGACGAAACATCTTGGATACCGCCTGAGACTGACGGACCTTTTAAGATAGAATTGAAACTTAACTTAATTGCATCTAATGCTCAGTCTATAATTGTGGAAGGGGCTGGAAAAGAACTATATATCACAAAAGAATTCTTAGAAACTAACTATACTCAAAAGGGTGGATACGTGGGAACAGCTCAAGAAATAGATGATAGAGTAGTCTCTGCACTTGGGAAAGAAGACGGGAAATTTCCATTGACAGAAGCTGTAAAGGGGAATGTTTACTATTTTCCAGGCAATAAAAAATTCTACATTTGTAAAGAGGCTCAAAACAGAAGAGTAAGTGTTCCAGATGGGAACTTTGAAGAGTTATCAATTTGGGAAAATCGTAAGAGATTGGAAAATTTCTCAAAACTTGAGGGAGAAAGGTTGTATGTCCCAAATGCAACTTTTATAAAAATCTATAAAATTGCAGGCATGGTAACTCTTATAGTTGACAGTGGTACAGCATTTTTTAATAAAGCTAATACACCTATTTTTAATATTCCTGAAAAATATAGACCAAACGAAACATTGTATTTTAGTGCTTCTTATAGAAATAGTACAAAATCTAATACGTTTTTCTTGTATGCTAATGGAAATTTAATAAAATCTGAAGCAGATGATAACCTAGGGGCTTATTACTTTACTATCAGTTATCCAGCTAAAAATTAATTAAATTAAGCATTAACAGATAAAATTTGTGCAATAAAATTATTATCAGCTGTAGAATTTGTAACAGTAGAATGAGTAATTGTTATTACATTATTTTTAAAACTTAAAACAAATTCTCTTGTATCAGAAGTTATACCTACTGTAAATGCAATATCCCTATTTCTTATAATTTCTGTTCTTAATATGATTGGAGTAAAATAGTAAAAATTATTATCATCAGCATAATTTATTCCTATTATTTCTATAAATTTAGAGTTGCTAGGAATTGTCCCAAGTGTCTGTCCTTTTGTTGCAGCTCTACCCTTAAAAATTTCAGAATATTTAAATAGATTTTCCATAGTGGAAAATTTATCCAGTTCTGGATCTAAAAAAATAGAGATAAATATTCCTAATTCAAGTTACTCATATGCTTATAGAATAGGGGATATCTGTATTTTAAACATAGATAGTGGAAGTGCTTTTGTTGGAAAAAAAGCGAACGACATACTATTTAAATTACCATCTAATTTATACCCAAAGACTAGAACTATCGCAACACTTGGCTCTTTTGTTCCTCGATTAAGTAGAGAAATTGTAGTATACATAGAGCCAAATGGAGATTGTGTCTTAAAAACTCAAGATGCAGTTTGCCAGACCGCATATTATGGGAATATTAGCTATATAATTCAAAGTTAATTAGCACACTCATAAACTATCGTAGTTTGTAAGTTCCTAAATGTCCCGTTAGAAAAATTATGTGTATAGAATTTCCCTTGACTAGTTAACCTAATCCAATGATAATCCATAGATTCGGAATGTTTAGATACTCCAGACATGTATACATCTGCCTTTGGTCTAAATTCCAAAGGTAAATCTGTTGCATTATACAGAACATTTGGAGCTCCCACTCTAGAAAATTTAATCTCTAAGATACATATATTCATTATTTTAAGGACTTTATAGTCTATATACATGTCTGTTCTAACATCTGTAGAATTATTATAGCTATACGTTTGTATTTTGTATAAATTTTCCACTATGGAAAATTTCTCAAAACTTGAGGGAGAAAGGTTGTATGTCCCAAATGCAACTTTTATAAAAATCTATAAAATTGCAGGCA